CCTTTCTGTAGGTCTTCAGCCGCTTAATCACATCCTCAAGATTGCCAATTACATGCTGTATGAAAATTTCTCCAGCCACACCGTAGTTGTTGAGCAGCAGATCATGAAATAGAAAATCCGATTCTTCTTTGCTCAGCACCGTATCACGGTTGATCGGTAGCTCAAGTATGCGGTACATCTCGCCTTCAGAAGAGGCTTTGAAAGAACGAATCAGATCATACAAACTGTTGTTTCCTGACGTGAGGCACATGGTCTGCCATGTAGTCTTATTCTTACGCTCGGCATTGGCTTGCGCCATCATGCGGTTCTTGCCGCGATTCTGTGAGAAGTTAAACGCAAAGTCACTTGCATCTTCTGCCAGTATGTTGGTGATCTCGTCTATGGTGACTACGATGTTATTAAGTACGCCTGTTCTGTGCCAACGTGCATTCGCTGTGTCATGTTCATTGAGTAGCGCGTCTGCAGGGTGCCCCCAGATGCTGTTAGCCGCCATCTGCGCTGTAGATTTACCGACACCTGATGCTGTATTGGTCAGATGGACTATGACGCTAGGGAGGTTCATGAACTTGTATAACGCGGAGCCGAACCCGACAAACAACGCAAATGCTCTGGCTTCATTACCGGGGTTATTGTAGGTATTGATGACGCGCTTCCACGGTTCCAATGCGCCTTTCTTGCTGTAAATCTCCACGAGGTCTTCTGTTGTGGATGAAGGCGGGCTGTAGGTAACAGACCCATCGCCGCGAATTTCTCGGTTGCCCAGAATGAACTTGGTATTGTTATCGTGCCAGCCGAACTGTAGCCGCGCTTGTGCCGCGTCGGTCTCTTCCTGTATATAGGCAGTCCAGTCTGTGATGTAACGCCGAATCAAGTCCATACGTCGATCAATAGCAGCGACACCATGTGCAGCCAGAATACTCTGACACTTGTCTTTCTTGGTGATATCCGCCAGCGGCACCATAAATTCCCGCATCCCGTCTTTTGGTAGGATATGAGCTATCAGAATCATCTCACCCAGATTGGGGTCATTGACACGACCCTTTACCCACAGATCGTTGGGGTATACCAGCGCTTCCTGCGGCTCTTCATCTTCTTCGTCATCCTTTTTCTTCTCCCCTACAATCGACTGCAGTTTGCCGCGAATAGCTACACCCCCCGCTTTAGGGCGCAACCAAGGTTTAGGGTAGGTGATGGGGATATCGACTTCTACGAAGTCCTTGACGTTGCTATGCCACACGTCTTCCAGCACGTTGTCTTCTGGCTTTGCTTCAGCAATGATTACACCCAGTGCAATGGGACTGTTAAATTTGTTTTTGTTTGGGCAACTAAGGCATAGCTCAGGTTTATGCCGTTGAAATTCTTTGCACGTATGCGGTTTGGGGATGCCCTCCAGTTTATCCAATGTGCTTTCTGGTGAGTATTCGGGATGAAGGTAGGAGACTTTGTATGCCGCCTCTTCCCAGTCTACGCAAAATTTAACGATAGATAGTATAGAGCGCCACCGTGGTTCAGTCGCAATCCTCGGTTCATGCTGATGCAGTATCAACTCAGCTATTTGCGCACACCCCTGCGGGTTGACCAGACGGCTACCATCCGATGCCTTGACTACGCTCTTCTTGTAAATCTTACTGAATTTGCACTCAACCTGTCCGTTATGTATGGACTTGAGCACGGGGTCATTGTCATCACTGATCTTGGTCTTCTCATCGAAGACACCGCATAAACTCCGAAACACCTCAAGGTCGATATGATGTGCATACTGGCGGACTACGACAGGCTTCGGGTTCTCCTTGTTCTTGTTGTGGAAAGTCTCGGGCAAGCGCAGAATACGCGCCCCATCTGCCGTCACTGCAGGGTCAATGTCGAACTTGAGTTTACTGGCTAACTTCTTGAGTCCGTCCGCAACGGGTCGCCACTCGTTGTAAGAGATAGCATTCTCTAGGGTCCAGTAAGCATGGATGCCCCCACCTGAGTCAACCAGAGTAGGGACTGGAAGGCCAGCCTCCACAATAAAAGCGTTTAGCGCCTCTAGCCCAGCGCGTTTGTTTTCGTAAGGCTTGTTGAACCCGCAATCTATGTCAATATAAAAAGATTTCAGGGCATCGATATTCTTAGCACTGCGGGGGGACTTTGCACTGAGGTCTCTGAATGTAGCGCAGCCGAAATAGACTTCACGCTGTTCATCCATCAGCGATTGAATCAGAGACTCTGCGTCTTCTAGCGTCGGGAAGAATTTTTGTACCGCTGGTTTTGACTTGTCGTACATCAACCCCACAATGCAGATATAACCTGTTGGGGCTAGTACGTGGTCTATAAATTCACTCCTAGACATGACGCTTCCTTTTATTAGAGTTCTATGGGGAAAAGAAGAGGGAGGCTTTGCACCTCCCTCAAAAGGACGACTACTTATTCGTCGTCATCGCCCCAAGCGTCAAGCACACTATTCAAATCATTGGCGGGTGCAGCGGGAACTGCTGACTTTTTCTCGCGTACAACAGGAGCGGGTGCATCTTCCTCTTCTTCAAGAACGGGTTTCACAACCGGGGCTGGCGCAGGAGCGGGCGCAGCCAATTTAGGAGCAGCGGGTTTGGCCCCATCCATTTGAGCCGCGCTCATAGTGATTGCGTTGATAGCATCTTCGCTCTCAGCCTTTTCCACAACAATCGCAAACTGGTCTTCATCCAATGGCTCAACAGCGCGGAAAGTCAGCTTCGGTGTAGCCGAGTTAGTATCGAACCTAATCTCTGTGATAACACTGCGCACACCCAGTCCGTGACCATTGAGGAATTTGGCATATTGCTGAAGTGGCATTTTGTCGCCTGTGCCCTTACCGAAGATAGACTGGGCTGGAAGAATCAACTGATACACATCGCTGTTTTCGATGTTGTTAGCCATCACTACAGCGAGGCGCTGCTGATAGCGGCAGGCGCGAGAGTCGCCCTGACCAGAGCCTTTGATATTCATAGGGCAGGTTGCACATGCCGTGGACTGCACGTTTGCCGCCTTGGGGTCTGGCTTGATGCCATCCGCTGACCAGCAGTCGGGAGCTTTGGCTTCTCCTTCCTTATACACGCCCTCGTAATACTGGCGGCTAACATTCTCTGCGGCGTTGACGATTACGATATCCATAGAGCGCTCTTCGCTTTTGGCAACTTCCTTACCATCTACGAACATACGGAACACATTGCCGCGAATAGATATACGCTTGTTGCCACTACCCCCACCAGCTAGCCGGCGAGTCATTTCATCGGTGCCCTGACGCAAATGCGCAGGAATAACAGCTTTAGCGTTTCTGAAAAGTGTGAGTTCTGACATGATTAAATCCTCGTTAAAGAGTTAAGTTGCTCGTAGGTTTTTAGCAGATCGGATTTCTTATAGAAAACTCTACCTCGTTGGTTTTTATAGGCGCTCAATACGCCCATTTTCCTCCATGTGTATAAGGTCATTCTGGAAACGGCCAGAAGTCCCACTGCCTGTTTTACAGACAGCATCTCGTCGTCAGGCGGTTGCGCATCATACGATGCACCAGTGTCTTCGTCAATCATCATTACCCCTTCGTTATGCGAATCGAATACTCGCTGTTACTGTTCAACCCCATAGGTAGGGTGTCCGGGTGTTCATCCAAGAACGTCTGCATATTCTTCTGTGCTATCCGTTGCTCCAGAAGATGGAACGCATCATGCTCTTTGATGAACTCATACATGCTGTCCCAATCATTCGTGCCATAGCGAGTCTTCACTATTCTGGCTACCGTGCCGTGTGGGGTCTTGAACCCTGATACCCCCGTCTCCTTGCAAATATCATGCAGCTTGTCCGTTACCAGCTTCAACTGCATCTTCAACTCTGCATCTTCAGCGTCAAACTTCTGGAGCAGTACACTCCGTGCGTTTCTTATCTTGATGTACGCGGACACTAAACGGTCAGCCGTGATCTCGTTGCTCATCTCTATTCTCCTAAGTTCAGCCGCTCACCAGCGGCGTAGGTGTAGTATGCCAGTACCGTCTAGCGGTGTCAAGCGTTAGTTATCTCTTGTCTATACATTTCCAGCAGTGTGTTCTGCGCCAGTGTGCGAGTCTCCAGCGCCTTGTATAGCTTGCGCTCTACACCTGAACTGACTAGCTTAACGACCAGACAGGGGTTGCGCTGTCCCGCCCTATGCACACGGGCATTCGCCTGAAGCCATATCTCTGCACTGGTAACAGGGCCGAACCACACGATAGTATTAGCCGCTGTAAGCGTGACTCCATGCGCGGCGGATTGAGGCTGGATGACCAGCACTTGTGGTTTGTCTGAGGTCTGAAAGTCTGCGAATATCTCTGCGCGTTTCTTAGCGCTGACCCCACCGTGTATAGTCTCGTTAGCTATACCATGCTTGTTGAGGAACTCCTGCACCATCTCTATCGAATGCCGGAAGTTAACGAACACCAGTGTCTTGTGGCTGCTCTCTTGTATCACCTCTAGCATCTCATTGAGTTTGCCCTTGCAGTCGAACTCCACCACCTCTCCAGTATCGCTGTAGACCGCTCCGCTAGAAATCTGAAGCAACTTATTCATGTTGACCGCCGCGTTCACAGCGGAGATATCTGCGTCGGCTATTTGGATCAGCATGTCCTGCTTCAGCTGCTTATAGTATTTCTCCTGCTGTGGAGTCAGGGGGATATCGCGCTCTGCATATAGTAGCTCGGGCAGGTCAAGGCACTCTTCTTTGGTAAACCGTATGGCAGGTTGCAGGATGGCATGGATCATCTCTTGCGCTTCTGGCTTGGGGGCATACTTGAACTGAGTGATCTTGTACATCACCTTATCTCTGAACGCGCCGAAGAAGTTAGGCACACTCTTGGGG